TTCTACATCAAACATTTTATGAAAATTTAGTTCAGCGTTTTGCTCTGATGTGATATTATCGTTATAGCAATATCCTACACAGTAATCATTTGATGGAGAGTCTTGATGTGTGGGTATTACAAATGTCCATCCATCTGGAGTTGCAACATGACGACTCCATGGATTAGTTGACGTATCCCAGTTAGGTTTACCTAGAACTGCAGAGTTGATTGGGTTCTTTAACTTATAATATTGAGAAAGATCATTAGGTTTACCTCTACAATCAAAAACATAATCTGCATCTATATCTTTGGGATCTACATCACCGTGCTTTACTGTAAAGTGTCCAGAGTTTAGAATAAGTTCTTGCATTTCCCATGGACAATAATGCATTGCCATCTTGTCTGCTGGAAATGGATGAAATACTTTATTGTTTACTTTTCCCCATCCTTCATATAAAATACCACTTTTAAATGTGGCGTGTATGGGATTATCATACCAATTAAATTTAGTTGCTGCCCATAGCAAAGCAGGTGGGTCAATTAAAGTTGCCTGACCAACTCTCTCTGGTTTTACATTAGGGTTATATATTAATTCTACTTCAGCATCTTTAAGATGCCATCCCAAAAACAGTGCTGTAAAACATCCACCATTACCGGCACCAACAACGGTAATTTTCATAATAATATTTTTAAATATTTATTGCCATAAAAAAGAGGAGTGACTAACTCCTCTATTATTTTTATTGAATATCTTTGGGAAAAGAAGGTAGTATTTTCTTATCTTGTTTTGTTAAGAAGATATTGGGATCATGAATACCATTCCTATGCAAGTAGTCTTTACTAATTTTTAAGGTAGGGTCATTTTCCTCTGCCCAGTAATTGTATTCTTCAATAATGTTGTATAAAATTTTAAAGTTAACCCATCCACCTGCTGTATTGTTGGTGTACTTTCTCATGGAAGTTTTACCCATTTCTGAACTCATCCACTGAAGAAGTTTTTTCTTCTTACCGTTTAATCCATTTTCAGTACCACCTTCAATATTTCCAGCATAATCAAGAAAGACAAAAAGTGATGTAAGTCCATAGATCATGTCATCACGAATTTCTTTCAATGGGTTATCTTCAGTTCCCCATGTATCACGCATAAAGGATACTGATCTAGCAATATAACTAGAGAACCTGTCACCGAATTCGCTAACAGTTAAAATCATCCTCGAACCAGAACCAGGAACAACATCTCCGTCTGCATCACCCAGTCCATCAATATTTAAACCACAAAGATTTAAAATACCATTAAACAGAATTGCATATGGTTCATTAAGGAATAAATCCACACGAATAATATCTAACTTAGATAGTTTCTTATTCTGGGTATTTAATGCTTTATAGAGTGTTGCTTCTGCTGCCTCAACTTCTTCTAAAGATGCAGTGGGGGAATGGTGTAGTTCCAAAGTATCATGATCATGATCGCACTCACCCAAAATATCCATCATACCAGTGTGCTGTCCATCAATAAGTAGGACATCACTACCAAGATGTTCAGGTCTAACTGATACAACTAAAATAGTCGCAAGTTGAGGATCAAATTGTCCATATTTTACAATGGCATTACCACTAATATTTCTTTGCCAGTCTCTTTTTATTTTTAACTCTGAGGCTTTTCTTGTGCCTTTCTTTAATCTTTTTGTAAAGTTTTTAACACCTTTCTTGAATTTTCTTCGTGCATTTTCAAGCGCAGGGTCATTCGCTACATCTCTAAGATAGCGAAGTTCTTCCATGTTACTCATGGGTTCCTCCTTTCGGTTTAGTTTATGGGGTTGTTTTACTTTTCAGCAAAACTGGACTTCTTTCGTTGTCCGTGTATTATATAGTATCATAAAATTTTTAATCTGTCAACATAAAAAAAGACCCCCCTTGCGGGAGGTCTGTAAGGACATGTGGGGCAACCGCTTCCGCAGCAACCACTTGAATCACATGAGGTTCTTAACGGCAACGCGACGATAGTAGCGGTTCTGGTTAACGATAAGTTGACCACCGCGTGCGTTCTCGGTTCCTTCGGAGAATGGGTTGGAAACAAGACCGTAGCGGGTCTTAAATCCAATTTTGGGCTGGAAGGAGTTCTCTCCAACAGCACGAACCATTTGAAGGGGAACGTATGGGCAGTAGAACAGACCTGCGTCATAAGGGGAAGAACCCTTATAACCAACGACGTAATACTGGTTACCGGAGTTGGTTGCTGAGTTAGCAGCATTCAGGTTAGCAGAATAAGGATCGATATATACGCGATACTTACCTTGCAGAACACCAGCGAAGGTGTTACCAGTGTCATCAACGTTGAGGTTAGCGTTGAGTGCGGGGGTGTAGTCGAGCACACCAGCCATGGTCAGTGCAGACGCAACGTCAGCAGAGCACATGATGATGTTGCCCTTTCCGCGACGAGTTCTTTGTGCGATTGCGTTTGCATCGCGCTCGATTTGGAACAGGAGACCTTTGAACTTCTCAACAGACCAACGTCCGTTAGAGTCGATATCAAGGTCAAATACACCAGCGGTAGCGGTGTTAGAAACAGCACCTTGCTCAGCAACCTTATAGATGGTTCTGATGACTTCTCTGTTGATTTCCGCGAGGATTTCAGTGGAGAGAATGTTAGCAAGTTCTGCTTCAGCATTCAGACCGTGGATTGCCTTGAGGTCCTGTGCCAATTCCATGCTGTACTCTGCTTTCAGAGCGCGTGACTTGGCGGTTACAGTGACCTTCTCGATGCTGAATGCCATCTGGTTGAAGGCATTGTTACCAGTGCCATCAAGTGCTTCAGCGGCATCGGTACGCATACCTTGACCGGCGTTAAAGTCGGTGGAGGATGCAGAACCAACAGGGTTCAAGACTGAAGGATTGGTTCCTACGTTAGAGGTAGAACCGAAACCAGACTGTCTCTGGGAATATCCAGAGGTGTTGTCGAAACCAGCATCAGATCCAGAGAATCCGGTGTCTGCTTCGTTGTAGAATGCCTCATCGCCACTTTGAGTGTTGTAGCGGGAGCGCATTGCAAAAATGAGTCCAGTAGGACCGGACATTGGCTGAACGCCTGCGAGGTCATATGCGACCAGGTTGGGCATCGAGCGACGGATCAAGGAGATCAGTACGGGGTCGAAACCTGCAACTGGACCAGTCGCGGTAGCGTCAGCGGAGAAACCAGCATTAGCACCAGTGTTGGTGTTCATGTTTGGTTGCTCAGTCAGCATTCCGCTTGTTTCAAAGGCGGTTTGCTCACGGAGGAATTTTTCTTGGTTTTCAAGCAGGACAGCGGTTACAGCTCTACGATGAGGATCTTTGATCGTCTCGCATCCTTCTGCATTAAGAAGGGGCTTCCACTTTTCCTGCAACGTTTCAGATTGGAACATTGCTTTTACCTTAAGTGTTTGTTTGAACTATTTTAAATTCAGTTTTTGCCAAAAGAACCCAGGGTTCTCAGGTATGCTGACATAGATGCAGAATGAGATTCTAGACCCTCTGCACTATCTACACCCTCAGAAAGGGTTTCAGTTTTAGCAACTGTTGCTTTGGAGAAATATGATTCCTTCAAAGTTTCCAGTTTTTCACGATATTGTGCTTCACTTTCAAACTCAACACTTTCGGAAAGTGATGCGAGCTTTTCTTTCTGAGTTACTGCTAGTCCCTCAGAAACCTCATCGAGAATGCCATCAGCAGTTGCCTCTGAGAGACGACCGTTGAGTGAAATGTTCTTCTCGATTTGCTCGTTGAGCTTGGTCTCCATATCATCAAGTTTTTCTACCATGCTCTCTAGTACATCATACTTATCTTCAGGGATTGTTACATAATGTTCTTCAAATAGACCCTTCATTCCAGAAAGGAATGATTCGGTCATTTCAGTCTTAAGACCGTTTTCGATGGCGAGTGCGTTTTCTTCAAACCACTCGTCAGCGACGTACTCAAGATAAGAATCAACACGCTCAGCGAGTGATTCTTTTGCTGCTTCGATTTCCTCAGCAAGCTTCTCTTCGTACTGTGCCTCAAGTTCTTCTTTAATTCCAGCAACCTTTGCATTGATTGCTGCTTCAAAGATGGTCTTTGCCTTTTCTTTGAATTCTTCGGAGAGTTCTTCGCCACCGAGGAGAGCATTGACATCTTCTTCGACATCATACTCGGCAACGATCTCTTCTTCGGCAACTACATCTTCAGTGGAAGTCTCTTCCTCTTCAATGGTTTCTTCGGTATCAAGAACTTCTTCTTCTTTCATGCCTTTTGCTGCTTCTGCTGGTTTTGCACCTTTATTCACAACGTCCTTGACTTGCTTAAGTGTTCCACCGGGTTCCTTAAGTTTTGCCGAGTCATCGTCAGGCTTGTAGTTCTCGGGGGTAAGACCACCGAGATCTTCGTAAGAAGCAGCAACCGAGGAATCCATTGCATCTGCTGGCTTAGCCCCAGAATTAACAGCGGTTTTGGATTGCTGTGTCTTTACTTCCATTTCTTGTAATTTTGTGCCACGAGACATTTGAACGCTCCGTTTATCTGTTTTTTAAAACTATATTTATTTATAAATTAATAAATTTTATACTCAATATCAGAGATTATTGAGAAAATTGTTGAACAAATCTAACTTTTGTTCGTCAAGTTGTTTATTGGTAACTAAAGTATTGATTTGTTTGTATGTTTTTTGAGCATACTTTTCACGAAGGATGCCACCATCCCATACCCAATCTTTTCCTTCCATAATTCCCTCAACAAATGCATCAGGGGCAGAAGGATCAGCGACGATATCGGCAGCAGTTGCTAACATGAAGTCGTCACCGACAATGTTAACACCCTCACGGGTCTGCTTTAATGAACCAATACCACGAGATGAAACGCCAAGTTTTACACCTTCCTCAATAAGTGAAGATGCAATTTTACCCATAGGGGTACTTAGAATTTTTGCCTTACCAATAAAGTTAGATCCATTCTCTCTTAAAGAAACAATCTTATGAGATACACGATCTAAATTAACTGTCGGTCCATCGGGATGTCCAAGTTCGCCAAGTGCTCTACCTGACTGAACATGATTTTCGTTATATCTACCAACTTCACGACGAAGTGTCTCCATAGGATACATACGACCATTACGGTTCTTGATGTTTCCTTGAAGGAATACTCCCTCAATATACATAGACTTTTTGCCGTTCTTAGATTCGACAATAAATTCTACTGACTCTACTTCTTCTCTAATCAGTTTCATCAGGATGGTCCTCCAGCGGTTTGAATTTGTTGTGCATAAAATACTCCAGCCCCGTCAATTGCTTCTGCAGAAACTTTAAATTGATCTCTTAACTCTGCATATTGGAAGTTGAATGCGGTGGCAATTCCAGAAGTATTTGCGTTTAAAGTAATGCGAGTATTATGGAAACCACTAAATCCTGCAGTATTATTAACAGAAGTAACTGTGACTGCAGTAATAATGCCAACATATGCGTTAGCAAGAGTACCAACAGCATGGTGTGCTGTGCTATTTATAGTAAGTGAAACAACATCACCTACTTCAAAAGGAGAACCAGTTCCCTCTGGAAAATCAATAATGGTTGTTGCTCCAGTAGTTATACCTGCAACTCTCTGCGAAGAAGGTCTTCCAATTGAAATAACTTCTACTCCAGAGGCACCACCTGCAATTACCAAATCACTGGTTTCTGCATTTGGATTAGTTCCAACTACAACATGGGCATCTTTATCTGGAGAATATACTCTTAGGTATTCAGACTGATGTGAAATGAACGCAGAAGTGTTTGCCACTCCTGTGATGGCGAAACTTACGCCACTTCCTACAGGTTTTAACGCCATTATTTCCTAAAATTCATTTATAATAGTTATTTATAAATTAAACACCATCAGATGATTCTGGTGCATCATCTTCAATATCTGCTTCGATTTGATCGTCACCAAATACTGCATTTGCAGCATAAGGTTTGAATGCATCTACTCTCTCTGCAGCTTTGGAATACAACAAATCTTTGATTCCATCACTGATTTGTGAAGGAGATTCATCACTCACAATAGCATCTAATAGGTCTTCCATTTAAAATTCTAAAGATTAACTGTAATATTTATATCTCACCACCCTTGGGCATCTCTGGTGCTTCAGTTGAAGATCCATCAATGTCAGGTTCCATCTGTGGTTTTCCTAAATCCATACTTGCTGCACTATCCAAAGGTTGACCAGTTTCTGGATCAACAGGTGTCATTGGATCTAGAATTATACCATCCTTAATCTCTTTTTCAATCAATTTATCCTGTTCGATAATCTCCATGTCAGTTTGACGTAAGATTTTACGGCGGACATAATCTTGAGAGTAATACTTACCAACATATGGTTCTGCAGTTGCCGCAAGAGACAGTCTCTCATTCATGAGTTCTGCTTCTTTTAGTTCTGAGAAGTGATTGTCATATAAGAAATCATACTGAATGTGCTCACTCATAGACTGCCAGTCTTCAGGAGTAATTACATTCTTTAAGATTAATTGTGTCTTTAACATGTCATTAAACATGTTAGAGAATCTTTTTCTCAAACGACCAACAAACTTTGTGAACTTAAGTTCATCTCTCAAGATCTCAGAAGATCTCCCCAAGTTAAACCCACCTTCTCCATCCATTCTTGATGGAGGGACGTTAAGCGAACGGTAGAGTTTCTTTTTAAAATACTCAATATCAGTGATTTCACCCAAGTTTTGTCCGCCAGGGAGAGTGGAGATTTCGGTTCCTCTTCCGCCCTCACGCCTGGGAAGCCAGAAGTCTTCGAGCATTGCCATGTGTTTTTTATCATCACGAATTTCTCCAGTATTAGCATCGTAAACCATTTTGTTACGATATCTCATCATAACATCACGCAGATATTGCTCTGCTTTCATTTTTGGTAAGTTACCAACATCAATATAGAAGATTCTACGTTCTGGAGCACGGGACAATCTATAGATAACCAGTGAATCCTCAATCATTCTAAGTTGATTGAGTGATTTGATTGCTTTATGGAGATATGATAAAGTATTACCTTTATTGCGATCAACAAGACCAGATGTGCAATATGAAATTGCATCTTTTGCAATTTTTATTCCCTTATCTCCACCTGCTTGAGTTGGATTTGCAACTGGATAAGCAAGTTTTGGTTGATAAAGAAAGTATTCTTCTATCTCAGGAAACTCATAATCCATTGGATCAGAGTTTCTATTATTGATTCTTGCTATAGCGTTTGCTCTATCTTCAGGTTTCTGTTTTTGCTTACGAATATAACGCATTTTCATTGCGTCAATATAACGCAATTCTTGAATACCTTCGTTAGGATTTTTTAAATCGATTATTTTATGATAATAAATGCGACCATCAATATACCAATTACGATAAATTTCATGTGCTTTTTTATCAAAATCAAGAAGATCTAAGATATACTTAAACTCTTTACGAATTTTATTTTTAATGCCATCACTAGCATTTAGATTTGATAATTCAATTTCTACAGGACTATCATTAGAATCAGATACAACTGCTTCATTAACAATATCTTCAATAGCACTATCACATTCAGGATGAAGTGACATCTCACGATATCGTTTGATTAGTTCAAACTCATTTCTAAAGACACCCTCAAGATCTACATGAGTACCAAAAAAACCACTACCAGCGTAGTGATCAACCCCATCCTCATTACTGGGAGGAACTGGGGAGACTGCTCCGGGAGATAGTGGTTCTGAGTTCTCAATCGAGAATCCAAATAATTTGGACATGATTTATATTATAGTGGTTATCCTCAAACTATTTATCAACCACTGACAGCGCCACCATCACCAAGCAGTTCAAGTGATTGAACCTGGAAGGTTACGGTGAATTCTTCAATAGCGTCTGATGAATCATAAGAAAGGTCAATTGCAGAAACTTCCGTGGGGAAGATATCTACAAACTTATACTTAGCAAGAACAACATTTGATTCTCCACTATTTCTGCTGCTACTCTTGCTGCTTCCTCTACCAAGTTGGTATACATGAGCAGATGCCATGTAAGCATCAGGGTTAGTTGCACCAATGTTAGTGTCTAACTTAGCAATTTGCTCAGTCCATTCTTCAAATGCTCTTCTTAGATTGAAATCTTCATCATTGATAATGGTTACACTCCATGTATCAATAGTTCTGTCTCCAGCAACTTTAAAGATTCTTCCTCTAAAAGGAACATCGATAGAACCGATGTTTTGAGCAGGCAGATTAGATGCTTTACATAAAAATGCAAAATTAGTTGCATCAAATCCAGGTAAATTAAAGTCCAGTTCGTTAAGAGTCATCTCAACTTCAAATAGATTGGGGCGGGCACCGCCCCCAACCATTGCTGACTTAAACTGGGAAATTGTTCTGTTTTCTTTTTGTGCCATTGTTTGGTCCTCCTTTTGTTATTTAGATAATATTATCAAACTGTACCAGCTACTTCTTCAAAAGAAATACCAGTTCTTGTGGCAACAAACGTAAGAGTGATGTAATTAATCGACTTCGTTGGTTTCAGGAAGATGTCTGCTCTAAACTCATTATTATCAATAACATCAGGAGTGTTGTTTGACGAGTCACAAACAACGAGGAATCCATAGAGACCTCTCTTTGCCTGAACATCACGGAGGAATGGTTCAACAATGTTTCTAAAGTTTGCTCTTGTTAACTCATCATTGAGTTCAAAGAGTTGTGCTTCTGCTGCTCTTTCAAGTGCTTGCTCAACTGTAAGGAACAGGCGGCGAACATTAATTCTATCGAAAGCAGATGCATATGCGAGAGCAGTCTTATCACCGAAGAGAAGTGTTCCAATACCTGGTTTTGTGATAAAGGAGTTAATTCTTTGAGGATAGAGACGGTCTCTTTGTGCCTTACTAGGATTGTATGCAAGTTTAACAGCGTTATTGATAACACCGCGTTGCTGACCTGCGGGGGAGAACCATGGGAATGCAACGATTGATGTGCGGGTCATAAGACCAGCAACGTCAGCGTTTGCAGGAACATAACGGAATTCGTTATTAAATCTATCAAACTGATACTTATAACCACTATCAAACACCGCGTAAGAAGAAGAACTTAACGTGGAGAAGTAGTTGATAAGATTATCAGTTTGATCATTAGCGTTCGTTACGTTGACCAGATTAGTTCTGTGAGGTCCAATGACTGCCATACAGTCTTTTCTCTCTCCAGCGATAGCAATCAATTTGTTTGCCTTTGCTTGAGATTCTGCTTCAGTGTCGCAACCAGGACCCATGATCAGGTAGTCTACCTCAATCTCGTCTCTGTTAGAGAAGAGATCGTATGCTCTCATTGTATCAGAGAGTTCTGACTTCATCGCGCCTCTAACGGTGCCGTAATCAAGACCGTTAAGAAGTGGATAGGTGACGTTACCAACTGAGGAGAATGTTACTCCTTGTGCATCTTGACCGAATTGACCATCTGAGACTGATACAGGTGCAAATGCGTTTGCGTCTCCACTGGTGGTAGTAAATCCAGTTGCCCTTGGTGTTGTGCCATGTTGTGCATCACCTGCGAGAGAAACGTTATATCCAGCGTAGATGTTTTCTGAGAAATCTGCGATATAATCTTTATAGTAAATTCTCTGTGGAGCATTTACATTAGAGATCGCATCATTTGCCTTAGAAAGACTGAGGTGTTTCTCAATAATATTACCTCTAATTCCAGTTACAGAACCGGTGTCATCGGCAACAACGATATGAATTGCATCGTTATAACCCTGTCTATCAGTAACGAATACGTTAGTGGTTGGTTTAGGTGCTAATGTTTTCCAGAAAATAGTCTGGTTGTCAAGACCTAAAGTTTGCTGATCGTACCAATCTTTAACTGATAGAGAAACAGGAGTGAATGACTTAGCACCATCTGTTCCAGATCCGGTATTTACACCAGCATTGACAGGGAAGATTGCGTCACTTTCGTCAAAAGACTTAAGTCCGTTTCCTTCAGCGTATGAAATTCTTGTTTCAGTTCCTGCGGAAGAAACTTGAGAAACAATCTTAACTTCAATGGTGCTCAGAGAAGCAGTGGTTGAAGTGTTAACACCAGTGATGATACCTTTAAGTGCCCCGGTAAAGATTCCCGTGGTTCCAATTCCAGGTTGTACAGCACTGATCGCAGCAGTAACACCAAATCCAATTGAGAAACCTGAGGTTGCAAGACTGGTTGTGTTAATACCAATAATTTGGTCTGCTGCATCATCGATGTAACAGACTTTCAGTTGATCTGCCCATGAACCAGGGTTCTTAGCAGCGTATGTGAATGATGCGTCAGTGGTGTGGTTATTCTGATAGTCATCATAGTTGTAGACTTTCAGGACAGATGTTGATGCAATACC